CCGATGGTGTGAAGCAGAAGTGTGCAGCATGCGGGCGCACTGATGTGTTCGAAGGCAGAGCGAGTGTCGGTGGTCGACCCGAGGTTCTCTTCCATGCGTGTGATGAGAGCGCCGACCTGCTGCACCAATGGTTCATCGAGACGCTCGCCGATCCGAATGCACCTGCTCCATCATTTGTTGCTTGACCGCAGGGGGTAGGGGTCGAAATATCCCTAGGGCCTTGCGAGCTTTAGACTCCCCGGGCAGTGAATGCTCTCCCCCCGAGGTCCTCGCGTGCGCGCGCGAGTGACCGTTACGTTACGATTGAGGTAATCGCATGCCCGATGCGAAGAAACCCGCCGACCCACCACCGCAGACCAGCGCCGAGCGGCAGCGAAACTACAGGAAACGTAAGGCCGAAGAGGCTGCCGCTCACCAGGCGCAGGCGTTGTTCGACGCCGAGCCCGCACGTAACGCGCGTAACGGTGACAGTGACGACGTCGCGTTACGTGACGGTGACGCTGCGGCGACGTCGACGGCCAAGGCGTTCGCCCTGGTCCGCTCGGTCGAAGACGCGATCGCGCACATGAAGTGGATCCAACCCACTGACGGTGCGCTCGTCGACATGGCGAAGCTCTACGCCGTGCAAATCGACATGGTTCTCCAGCTTGATCCGACCGCCACAGGGAAGGCGGCGTCGCTCGGCCAACTGCTTACCCGAATCCTGCACGAGCTCGGCGGTACGCCGACCGTGCGCCTGCAGCGTGAGTTGCGCTCATTGCGTGCACAACTCGCGACCCCCACCGGCGGTGAAGATGCCAACCAAAACGACGAGCGTGCGACAGGCACCGAAGACGCGCGCCCCTCGAACGGGAACGTCACCCCGATCAGACCGCCGAAGCGCAAACGCTAAGCCGGTCCGATACGGCAACGAGCGTCCCCGGATCTACACGAAGCCACTGCGCCGACTGACCAAGAACTCGTCGGCTGGTTTCGAGGTCATCGAGTTCGCGATCTGGCTCCGCCTGCGCATCCTGCAGGTGTGCGACGAGATCGAACTGGCCCAACCATGGCGTGCCGCCGAGGTTGCCGCGTACCGGCTGCTCATTCCCGAACTGATGCCCTGGCAAAAGTGGTTCCTGATCCACGCGCTCGAGCTGCTCCCCGGCCCGCAGAAGCTGTTCCGGTTCCGCACAATCCTGCTGCTGGTCGCCCGGCAAAACGGCAAGACCACCGTCATGATCGTGCTGATCCTGTGGCGGTTGTTCCAGGACAGCGCCCCGCGCATCATCGGAGCGGCGACCAAGCTCGAGCTGGCCGAGAAAACCTACGACCAGATCGTGCTCATCGCCGAACTCGTTCCCGAGCTCGCCGACGAAATCGAACACGTCAGCCGCACGAACGGTTCGAAGTACATTCGCCTCGACGCGCTCGAGGAGTACTTCCCGCAGGCCACCAACAGCAAAGGCGGCCGCGGCTGGGACGCCGAGCTCGTCCTCGTCGACGAACTCCGCGAACACAAGACCTGGGACTCCTGGGCCGCTATCTCGAAGACCACGCTCGCGCAACTCCGCGGCCAGGTCTTCGGAGTCTCCAACGCCGGCGACATCACCGCGATCGTTCTCCGTCACCTCCGCAAACAAGCGATCGCCGCAATCAAGGGCGAGACCCTCGACGACGAAGACGACCTCGACGAAGAACTGCGGCAACTGCTCGAGCAGGCCGCGATCGGCCTCTTCGAATGGTCAGCCCGCGAGGGCCGCTCGGTTCGCGATCGCGAAGGCTGGTATGAAGCCAACCCCGCACTGAACCACGCCGGCTACACCGAAGCGTCGATCGCCTCCGAGCTCAACAACCCGGAGTGGATCTTCCGCACCGAGATCCTCTGCCAGTTCGTCGACACCTCCGAAGGCGGCCCGTTCAAGGAAGGCTCATGGGAGGCCACCCGAGTACTCACCGCCGAACGCGACACCGAGCGTGCCGGCGGTTACTGCATCGACATGTCCTCCGATCGCAAAATGGTTCACATCGCCGTCGGTTTCTTCGACAAGGAAGGCCGGGTCCGCGGCGAGATCGCCGCCTCACGACCCGGCACCGAGTGGGTCATCCCCTGGCTACAGAGCCCAGACCGGAAGATCAAGCCACAGTTCGTCACCATCCAGACGAACGGTGCCGGCATCTCGGCGATGGATAGCGCGTTCGAGCAGGCCGGCATCGAACTTGTGCCCTGGGCGGCAGGCGACCTCGGTCGTGCATCGGGAATCACCTATGACGAGCTCGCCGCAGCGGCGCCCGATCCCGGTGACCTCGAGGAGGACGGCAGCCCACGGTTGCCAGTGATCACCCTCACCCACGGCAGCCAGCCGGTACTCGACGTCGCCGCGGCAACCGCGCGCGTCAAGAAGGCCGGCGACACGTTCCTGATCGACCGCATCAACTCACCCGAGGATGCTGCCCCGCTCGTCGCCTTCGTCGGCGTCGTCTGGCTCATGCGCGCACACGCGCAAGCCTGGCGCCGATCCGTATACGAGGACCGCGGTATCCGCACCATCTGACCAGGAGAACCCCATGGGTCGAGCCGACCGCCTACTCCGCAGCAAGATCCGAACCCGTTACCTCGTGAGCACCGCCGACGGTGAAGCATTCGCCGGCGTGCTGGTCGACCACGACGAACAGCACCTGGTGTTCGCCGACGTCGAGCAGGTAGCACTCAACGCTGACCGCCTCCACGTCGACGGGCAGCTTTGGCTACCGCGCGACCGCATCAAGTACATGCAGACGATCACCCCCTAGGAGGGGCATTGCTTCTCTCAAACGGTGCCATCGTCCCCTCCCAACTCGAGCTCATCGGAGATCGCTCACCCCAGCTGGCCAACAGCAGTTACTTCAACTCGACATCCATGCCCCTGTCCGGCACGTGGGCCGAGTTCTCGGAGATCTACCGCCGCCAGTTGTGGGTCGGCACTGTCATTCGGAAGCTCGCCGGCGCGACCGCGCGGATGCCCCTCGACGTGTGGCTGCGCAAAGGCAAGACGATCACCGCTGAGGATGGGCCACTGAAGGCGCTGCTCGAGCGACCCAACGACCACATGTCCGGGTTCCAGCTCAAGCGCTGGGTATCCTCCACCGCCGACATTTACGGCGAAGCATTCGCGGTCAAAGTCCGCGACAGCAAAGGCACACCGCGCGAGCTGATGCCGATGCACCCGCGAAACGTCATCGTCCGACGCAACAGCGACGGCGAACTCATCTACATCTACTCCGCCGGCACCAGCAACGCCGCCCTCCTCACCTTCGCCTGGGACGACGTCATCTCCTGGACGTCGTACAACCCCGACAACATGCACCGCGGGATGTCGAACCTCGAGGGCCTCCGCCAGACACTCCTCAACGAGGACGCCTCACGCCGTGCGACGGCATCGTTCTGGGCGCGCGGAGCCCGCCCGGCAACCATCCTCACGAACCCGAAGGTACTCGGCGACGTCGCATACGCGCGACTCAAAGAGAGCTGGAACAAGAACTACGGCGGAGCCGACAACAGCGGGAGTACCGCGGTGCTCGAGGAGGGCACGACCGCCCAGATCGTGCAACTCAACATGGAGGAGATGCAGTACATCGATTCGCGGAAACTCAACCGCGAAGAAGTCTGCGCCTCATACGACGTCCCGCCACCCGTCGTCCACATCCTCGACCACGCCACCTTTTCAAACATCACCGAGCAGCTGCGCTCGCAGTACCGCGACACCATGGCACCCCGGTTCGTCGAGTACGAATCCGTGCTGCAGCACCAGCTGGTGCCCGAGTTCTACGACTACGAAGAAGCGTTCACCAACTTCAACATGGACGACGTTCTCCGTGGCGACTTCGAAGCACGCGCAACAGCGGTCGGCACACTCATCGAGAAGGGTGTGCTCAAGCCCTCCGAGGCGCGCCCCATGTTCGGCCTCGACGACGCGGGCCCCGAGGCCGACCAGCTCTTCGGCAACGCGGCGCTGGTACCGCTGGGCAGCAACGCGCACGCGGGGCAGCCCGTCGCGACCGACGGGACGCTCATGCAGCAGCCTGTTCTGCGCGCGATCGAAGCGCCGAAGCCGGTCATCCGTGCGGTGTCGCGGGCGCTGATGGGTCGCCTCGGCCGTGTGAAAGACAACAAAGCGGCCACCAGGTCGGCGCTCGTTGCGGAACACGCGAAGGAACTCTCCACCTTCTTCGGCAAGCAGCGCACTGCAGTGCAGGATGCGCTCGCTTCGAAGGCAACCGGAGTGTTCGAACCGACTGAGTGGGATGACGAACTCGCGGGGATCCTCGGCACACTCTCGACCACGACCACCCAGGCCGTGGGAACGAAGACAGCAACCGACCTCGGCGGCACGTACGACCCGGCACGACTCACGGACTGGCTCGATACCGACGCGACCACGTCGGCGAAGAACATCAACGCCACCACGAAGGACAAGCTCACCAAGCGCCTCGACGCCGGGAAGACCATCCCCGACTACGACGCTTCGGCCGACGTCGACGACTTCTTCGACGAGCAGCAGGACGGCCGCGCCAACGACATCGCCGACTCACGGGTCACGATGCTCGTCGGCCTCGCCTCCCTGGTCGCTGCCGAACTTGTCGGCGCGGCATCGAAGACCTGGATCGTCACCGCCGACAACCCGCGCGCATCACACGCGGACATGGATGGCGAAACGGTCGGCCTCAACGAGCTGTTCTCCAACGGGATGAACGGCCCCGGGGATTTCAGCGGCGGCGCGGATGAAGTAGCCGGCTGCACCTGCGAGCTCGAATTCATCCTGCCGAACAACTAGGCACCCACGAAGGGCAACAACCATGCAGATCATTCGCAAGGACGCAGCGCTCACGCCGACCGGATCCCCGGACGACATGCCCGGAACCTTCCGGGTCATCCTCTCCGCCCCAACCCTTGACCGCGACGGGGAAACCCTCGAGGCCAAGGACTGGGAGATGCCTCTCCCCGAGCACATCACCTTCGACGCCGACCACGGCATGACCGTCGCGACGACTGTCGGATCCGGTGTGCCCTCGATCGAGGAAGCCACCGGCAACCTCATCGTCGACGGCACCTACTCCTCGCTCCCGCGCGCCCAGGAAGTCCGCACCCTGGTGAAGGAGGGACACATCCGCACCACGTCGGTCGCGTTCATGACGAAGGCCAGCTCCGCGAAGGGCGCAGCCAAAGGTGCGAAGGTTCGTGAGCTGCTCAACGGAGCGTTCGTCGCCGTACCGTCGAACCGTGAGGCGCTCGTCCTCGAGTCGAAAAGCACCAAGGCCGGCGCTCGCAACAGCAAGTCCGACTCGGACCTGATCCAGCAGCTGCACGACATCTCGATCGAGCTCGGTGCGAGCCCGGATGTTGCCGCGGCCGCGGATGACGCGAAAGCGGCGAAGGCGGCGAAACGCTACGGCACGAAGGCTGTCGCCGGCAGCGTCGAAGCCATCCAGGACCGTGTGCGCGACGCACTGCAGGACGCCTACCCGGGTGCCTGGGTTTGGCTCCGCGCGACCGTCCCTGACGGATCCGGTGGCGGGACGGTCGTGTACGCGGTCGAAGATCCCGACACGTACGACGAGGACCTGTACCAGCAGGCCTACACAGACGACGGCTCGGTGGTTGCCCTCACGGGTGAGCGCTCGGCCGTGGACTTGATGGAAGTCATCAAGCCCGACGCTGATGAGGAATCAGCAGGCAACGCCGATGAAGGCGCCGCCCCAGCTCCCGCCGCCGCTGCTCCTGCAGCCGCCGCCGCAGCGAAGGCCGCCCCGACGGAGGAAGAGGCCGCGGAAATCCAGGTCAGAGCATCCCGGATTCGTATCCGGCAAATGCAAACCATCGCAGCATCGACCAATCCGAAAGGGGATTGACCAATGAGCACCAAGCTCAAGGAAGCACAGGACAAAGTCCGCCTGCTCTCCGCGCAGGCGCTCGAGATCGCAGAGAGTAAGACTCTCTCGTTCTCCGAGCAGAAGGAGAAGATCGACCCGCTCGAGGCCGACATCAAAAAGTGGACCGACGAGGTCCAGGAGCTCAGCACCGTCGACGACTGGAAGAAGAACTTCGCTTCCCAGGGCCTCAACCCCGACGACGCTGGCGCAGACAAGGGCAAGGGCGAAGCACTCAAGTCGCTCGGCCGGCAGTTCGTCGACGCAAAGGGCTACCAGGACCTCAAGGAGCGCGGCTTCAAGGGCGGCAGCTGGAACTCGGGTGAGATCGAGCTGAAGGCGACACTGACGGAAGGCACCGTCGGCACCCCCGGCGGCGGCTACCAGAACGTCAACGCCGTCCCGAACCTCCTCCCCGGCATCGTGGACATCAAGTTCCGTCCACTCACGATCGCCGACCTGTTCCCGCAGGGCACCACGAACACGCCTCTGATCCGCTACCTGGTGGAGACGATGGCGACGAACGGTGCCGCGCCGGTCAAGGAAGGCAATCCCAAGCCGGAGTCGGCTCTCAAGTTCGACAAGGTCGACGAGGTCCTCGCGAAGATCGCGACGTTCCTCCCGACAACGGACGAGATGCTCGAGGACTGGGCGCAGACGATGTCGTACATCGACGCCCGCCTGCTCCTCTTCGTCCTGCAGGCCGAAGAGACGCAGCTGCTCCGCGGCGACGGAACCGACGGAGGCCTCGTCGGCCTCCTGAACCGCAGTGGCCTGGCCACGTCGATCGCCAAGGGCAGCGCGCCCTCGGTGGCCGGCGACAACGCGATGGACGCCATCTACCGGCAGATCACGCAGATCCGCACGGTTCAGTTCCTTGAACCGGATGCTGTCGCGATCGACCCGCTCGGATGGCAGAACATCCTGCTGTCGAAGAACAGCCAGGGCGCCTACTACGCCAACGGGCCGTTCGCCTCAGAGTCCGCGTCGCAGACGCTATGGGGGAAGCGAGTCGCGGTCAGCCCCGCACTCGACGCCACCAGCGCGCTCGTCGGTGCGTTCGCCCAGGCGGCGCAGATCTTCCGCAAGGGAGGCCTGACCGTGGAAGCGAGCAACTCGCACGCCGACTTCTTCCAGCGGAACATGACGGCCATCCGCGCGGAAGAGCGCGTCGGTCTCGCCGTCTACCGTCCCGGTGCCTTCGGCGCTGTGACCAACCTGGTCTAGGAGGACCCGTCATGGTTACCAACTTCGGAAACGATGTCACGCTCGCTCCCGCCGGCACGGTCGTCACGGCGACCGGCACCGGCTCGGTTGTTCTCGAGCCGATCAACAAGGGCAACCTGCGTGCCCTGCTCGACGTCACAGCGCTCAGCGGCACCACGCCGTCGCTCACGGTGACGGTCGAGACGTCCTACGACAAGGGCGTCACCGACGCCTGGCACTCGGCCGGCGCGTTCACCGCGGCGACCACGGTGAGCAAGCAGCGGAAGATCATCCCGATCGACCGCTACGTGCGCATCTCGTACGTCGTCTCAGGCACGACCCCGTCGATCACGTTCGGCGTGTTCGGCGAAACGGTCTAGCCACCAGCACCACAGGTGCCGCGGCCGCATATAGCGGCGGCCGCGGCATCACCGCTTCACGAATCGAAAGGATCCGAACATGGGCATCGAGTTCGGAAAAGAAGTCATCACCCCGCAAAGCACCGGAGCAGTCGCCCCGGACCTGGACGCGCAGACCTTCACGCAGTCCGTCGACAACTCGAGCACCGGTGCAACATCACCCGGCGGCCCGGTCGTCGCGTACCTGCCCGGCTTCTCCGCTGCCCCCGAACCGGTCGCGGTCGAAGAGGCAGCACCGACCACGAAGGTGATCAAGCCGAAGAGCAAGCCAGCCGCGAAGCCTTCGGGTAAACCGGTGCAGACGAAGTAGGCGGTGAGCTCCGTGAACAATCTTGCGAAGATCGCGGAGCTCGGCCTCCTCGTCGACGAAGACATCGGCGAAGAGAACGCGAGGGCGGACCTGTTCCTGCGTCTCGCCTCTGGCATCGTCCGCGACTACCTCGAGCAGCAGGTCTCGCTGGTTGAGGACGACGTCGTCGAACTTGACCCGGGGGATGTTGTTGCGTTCCTCCCGCAGTTCCCGATCGTCGAGGTTTCCCTCGTCGAAATCACCTACGACGGCACCACCTGGACGACCATCGACCCCGCCCAGTATCGGGTCAACAAGCACACCGGCAGCATCACGAATGTCGGGCACTGGGCCGGGTGGGCCACAGGACCCTCCAGCTGGCGTGTCACCTACACGCACGGCTGGGCCGCCGACGCAATCCCCGACACCATCGTCAACGCTGTCCTCGGCCTCGCCTCCCGCAGCTGGGAGCTGCCCATCGGTGTCGAGAATGAACGTGTCGGGCAACGGTCGATCAAGTACCTGATGCTTGATGCCGGCTTCCTCCCCACCGAGCTCATCGCACTCGACAAGTACAAAGTCGGGAAGCACTGATGCCCCGCCGGCTCGGCGACCAGTCGATCACCATCCTGCGGGCCGGCACCACAACCGACTCGCACAACGATGGCGTCCCCGACTGGGACACCCCATCCTCGACCATCATCAGCAACTGCTACGTCGAGCAGGGCACCACCGACGAGCAGCTCATCAACCGCGACACCGTCGAGATCCTCTGGACCGTCTACGCCCCACCCGGCATCGACGTCCTCGCAACCGACCGCATCGTCTTCGAGGGCATCACCTACGACATCGACGGGCAGCCAGGCGTGAACCGGTCGTTCACCCGGAAGCTCGACTACACCGGCATCGCCTTGAAACGCTGGGAAGGATAACGCCATGTCGACGCTCCGGTTCAAAATCAACGTTCCAGGATTCAACCAGGCACGCAACGACCCGCGCATTCTCGCCGAGCTTCACTCAATGGGCGAGAGCATCGCGGCCGCGGCTGGTGGCGCACCCGACTTCGTGGTGAACGATGCACCCAACGCCACCCGCGCTCGCGTCGTCGTCATCGCGGCGACCGCGAAAGCCAAGCGCGCGGAGGCCAAACATCGGACCCTGACGAAGGCGCTGGACGCAGGGCGGCGCTGATGGGTATCGCCGGCAACCTCATCCTCTTCTCCGATGTCGAAGCCGCCGTCCGGGCCGAGCTCAACTCTGAGTTCGCAACCCGGATGCCCGACGTGCGGTGGGGCACAAAGATTCCGAACCCGCGCCCGGCAGCGTTCGGTCGGCTCCTCCGCCTTGGCGGACCGAAGGAAACGCTCATCTCCGAAATGGCTCACATCAGCCTCGAGGGCTGGGCCTACGACGAGGTCGACGCGATCGCCATCCTGAACCTCGGCCGGGCTGTGCTCAACGCGCAGGACGGCACCCTCTTCGGTGTCACTGAGATCAGCGGCCCGAACAATCTCCCGGATCCGACAACGAGTCAGGTCCGGTACACCCAGCTTTTCGGGGTGCGCATGCGCGGGGCGGTCACTGCGTAACAAACCATCCATCAGGGGTCAGCAAACACCTGCCTGGAGGGCAATCAAATGGTAAACAACGCCAAGAACGTGGTCGTTGGAAAGCCGCTCGTCGCGGGCGGGATTCTGCTCGCCCCAACGGGCACGGCACTTCCAACGACCGAAATCGCAGCACCCAACGTCGCATTCGTGCAAGCCGG